ATTCCTATTACGTCTCAGACTAGATATGAAGTCCCGTCAGTAGTCCCGAATTACTTAGAACTAGTTGATAACCAGGCTCAGCTGCTAACCGTGCTTTAGTGATCCCTCTCGCGTGCTCTGTAGAATTTCGAGTACGCATTTGGTGACTGAGAAGTCTCTTATTACCGACATTCTTATCGATAAGTTTGTAAGCACTTGCATATTGCCTAGCATAAGAGTAAAGTACTGACATCGCTTCTTCTCTTCTACCCATGGCTGATTTATGCTTATATAGCAAACTTCTGTGATGCTCTGGACAAATAGCTTTCTCTATTATTTCAGAGATAGGAATATCTGAAATTCCTGTGTGCCAGTAACTTCCTAAAAAGTGCTTCTGACCGATTCGTGATTTCTCAACATTCAGTTTAATACCATAGGAACCAAGGGCTCTCGCTATGTCATGAAGTGATAAAGAACCATCAGCTTCAAAGATGCTATCATCACCAAGAACAAGTAGTGAATTAGCACCAAGGTCAAAACCGAGTTTCCTAGATATTGCGAATATAAGGATGACGTTTACGATCGAATCAATAAGTTGTGTGAAGTAGGATCCGCTGGGCACACCACATTTCTTCCCAACATAGAGATTACCATCAGGCATGACTATTGGAGTATGAATGAAGTAGTGAACGATCTTCTCCCAACCGAAACGTTCTCGGTCTCTCAGATCAAACCATGTGCTTAGGATCTCGAAGGCCTTCTCGATTAACTGTGCTGGTATTGTACTATCGAATCCTGAGAAATCTAATGCATAAGGAATCTTCCCAGGCTCTCCAGTACAAACTTTGAAGTTGATGTCAGAGGCGATTTTGAATTTAGACCTACCAAAGCACATTGGCGAAATACTACCGAGGAAATAGTCAATAAGTGGCCTAGCGAAGCGTGACTCTAACATAGTCATCTCCACTGGGTAACCCCAAACTAAACGAGTCTTGTTACCAGCGGAAGTTCTGGTAAAAGCAAGACATGGATTAGGCGCCTTACGATGTGAAATCACATCTTCCATTCGGGTTAAGCCTCTTTGAATATTCTCACCTTTAGGCCCGAAGTAGCCTGCCCCTGCACTCTTCTCCATCTTAATAGCTCCCACGATTTCTTGGATACTAAGAGGAGGTAGCGTCGAAAAACCTTTAGGACGGGAGAAGTGATAAAAGGCTTTGGAAATACCGTACGACAAGAAAGGATCACTAAGATTCAAAACTAAGTTAGAATTGGCTGCATACTTTGCCAATTTCTCGAACATTGCAGAAGGATCGTATAAGTTTGCAGGCTTAACTGAATCTGCTTGGTAGCCCTGCTCCCTTATGATCTGACGCACCAAGCTGTCGACATATGGTTTACTCTTCGGTGTCAACATTTGCTTGGAATAATCAGAACGTAAGCGCCGAAACTTCCCTTTACATGTGAAACCAGCATTAATCAGCTCTGAGTTCGCCATGAGATACACCACCTTGGTACTCGCCTTCCATGTTAGCCTCATCACTTGATCTACTCGGATTCCGGACAAGTAGAGTGTCGGAGAGAGGACCAAATCTACTACACTGTCAACAAAGCGTAAGCATCCGTTAGCTCCGGAATAAA